AGTTTTCACACCATTTTAGGTTGTTTCTACCTTGCCCTGCGATGTGGCAAGTAAAATTATTACGTCAACCCAATATTGCAACTGTGTTAGTTGTAGTTGTACTGTTTTGATGCAGTACCCATCACCTCTTATGAGGTACTTTTTGGCACTTTTCCAAAAGTGTCACTTTCGGTCTACGGACCAACTGGTTGGTATGTCAACCAGGTTGCCTAACCCGCTTCAAAAGCAAATCATACCGTCAGTATCTGATCTCGAGCTTCATGTTTTCGTGTGAAGTTGACTGCTCTACTGATATTTTAGCATAGGTACTCTTAGGATGCCTGACCGCTTTTGGTCATTGGGAAGTAATGCTACCAAACGAAACCTCTCCGGATGGAGATTCACTGTTAATAGTTCTTATTCAGTGTCTTATCAAATGGACTGCGAACCAAAATTCTCTTACAGAGTCTTGTGTAGCTAAAAATACACTACAACCCATTCAACAACTCTATACTCATGTCTCTGGATGTGAGGAAGATTTATTGAAAACTCTTCCGATTACGGATCAGAAGAGTGAAGTTGAATTTGATCGACGAACTCCGAAGTACAGGGTAAATCCCCGCCTTCAGAAGATTTGGCTTCAATATGCTTATGAATCTCGATTGCAAGAAATTGTAGATGATTGTAGGGAAGAAATTCTCTACTCAAATATGGGATGCTTTCGTCGTAAGCGCCAGTTGAAGAAGATTCGTGCCCGTTATTCACGCGCACAAATTCAAGGTGGATTGGAAAGTCTACTCACTATTGTGGGTAGTGTCCTCAAGAGAGGAGGAGTTAGTGATGATTTGATTGCTGCAAACATCACCAAAATAGATCATATAATAGCGAATCTTATTGAGACAATTTACTTATCGATATATGATCTGAAACGCTGTATAAATTTCCAAGATTATCTTTTGTGTGCTTGGCGCACTTACAAGATGCTTACACACGGAAATATATCAGATGTGGGAAAGGATTTCCAAAAGGTGAAGGATTTTATCCTGAGCCTAATGGAAGAGACGTTTACTGAGGAGGAATTTGATTTCTCCTCAATGGGAGACGTTCAAGGAATTGAAGAATTCTTGATTTCTGCCAAACAATCTGTTGAAACGATGAAGGGTGGTTTCTCTTTTTATAAGAAGATCCGCCATGGTTGTTTAATTAAGAGTTCATCAAGGGTCTTGCGATATTGCCTAACTTTTGGTTTGTTCACTAGCTTTGGTTTGAGTTTTGACAACTTAGGCTATACAGAAGCTGAGCGATTGTACACCAAAGGAAAATTCAATTCAAAGTTGGATTTTCTAGAGGCCGTAATTGATGGATCGATCTTCATATTGGAGCGAGGAATACAAGCTGCTCATTTGAAATCTTGGACACCATTTTTGCACACTTGTGCTGAATATGGAAAGTGGGTCGATGCAGCCTTCTTGGTGAAAGAACATAATACTATGTTGCTCACCAATTCGAATCCCGAGGTTACTTATCAGAGTCATCTCACGGAATTGGATCATATTTTGGAACAAGGAATCGCTATTGAAAAATTTGCTATCTTAGATAAATCTGAGAAGCAAGCGATGAAGAGGATGCTCTCGGATTTGCGTGTTATGAAATGTCTTTTGACTTCTGCCAAGGCTAATCAACAAATGCGTAAAGTTCCTTTTTCGATGCTCGTTTATGGTGATTCCAGTGTGGCTAAAACAACTTTTGCACATACAGTTCTCACACATTTTGGGCGTGTCCGTGGTTTACCGAATGGACCAGAATATTGGTATCATAGAAATCCCAAAGACCCTTTTTACAGTGAGTTTGCCACACAGATGTGGGGGATGGTTTTGGACGATGCAGGTGCAATGCACCCCAACAAGATGAATGGAATTGATCCGGTGATTGGCGAAATCATTTCTATACAGAATCCAAATCCAACTATGGCACCAATGGCTGAGCTTGAAAAGAAGGGACGTGTTCCTATCAAAACAGAGTGTTTAGTCGTTACGAGCAATATCAAAGATTTACATGCTACGACTTATTATGCTTACCCTCTGGCCTTACTGCGGCGTATGCCGTGGGTGATAACTGTGTCACCTAGGGTGGATCCGGATGAAGGTATTGATTACAGGAAGAAAGGTTCACCTACTATGATAGATCCTGAGAAAATTCAACCGACGTATGCACCACATTATCCAGACTTGTGGGACATTTCTGTGGAGAAAGTCATTGCTGTACGTGTGGATGGTGTTGAACAAACCCAAGCTCAACATGTGCACGAGCATACATATCACACAATCTATGAATTCTTGGAGTGGTTTACTGAAGCTATTAAAACTCATGAAGAGGAAAATCTTAAGATGCGTGCTTCGATTCAGTCTTTTGAGGATGATGTAACTTGGCGGAATACTTTCTGCCAACATGTTATGCCACAGGACAAGTGTCCAACATGCAAGCAACTACAAGGACCTTCAAGTATTCAATCGTCCTCATCAGGAAACTCGGGTTATGCAAGTGATCAAGAAGGGGATGATGTAGGCTATCTTGTGGGTGAAGAGTATATAGCGCAATTTGGCTGTGATACTGTGGATCAGTTTACTGGCGTACCGTTTCTTGAAACAGCAGCCTCATTTTATGAGGATGCGAGTGGCCTATTTTTGCATGCTGCAATAGCAACTCTACGTGCTGTTCGGACGGGAGCGATGAAATTATGTGATATTGTTTCTTCTCGTGTTAAGACTTGGGTGTTGTGTCACTTGAAGGATAGTTTCAAAGAGATGTTGAAATGTGCAGGGGAAAAGACTTGGAATTCTGTTACCTCATCCTCACCACTTGCTTTGGTTGTCATGGCGCTGCCGATCATTCTGGGCATTATTGGTTTGGGATCCTGGTTACGCTCTAGTGACGGTGTTGAAGAACAAGTTCAAGGTGGCCTCTCCTCAAAGATTGGCGTTCGTTTTGAGAAGAAGCATGAAGAAGAGAAACCAAATCCTTGGTATGATTCCCAATATGAAGTATGTTCCTTTGATGTCCCCACCCTTACTTCTTCCTGGAAAGGCAAGACAAAAGAAGAATTGATGCATCTCTTGAAACCCAACATCATATCTCTTTATATGGAAACATATGTTGATGATGAGCGGAAGGAATGTTTTGAGGGTATAAAAGCCCTTGGATTAGGAGGTCATTTATTTGTTACTGACTCCCATCTCTTCCCAGAAGTGGATTCCTATCGTGTTCGTATCATTCATGGTACTGATGGTAATGGAATTTCTATCAACAAATGGTGCAACTTGTCAAGTAAACTCATTTTTCGAGTTCCTGAGAAGGAATTGGTTTTCTTTGAGTTGAATTTGCCCCCCAGACAGGATCTGAGACACCTTATTCCCTCGAAGGACTATCGCGGTCGTGTCGAGGGTTTCTTGGCACAAAGAGACATGAATGGTTACGTTTCCCAGCGTGATGTTCGTTGTGTTTCTAAAGCGAAGGTTATGTTCCCCCAACTTGAAAACCGAATACATGATATTTGGGAAGGCAAAGTCGCAGAGATCACGAAGAAAGGAGATTGTGGTTCAGTACTTATTGGACAAACTCCCGTGGGACCAATGATATTAGGTCTACACTTGGCCGGAAGTAATGATCATGTGGAGAGTATCGCTCTTACACGAGAAGACGTAGAGGTAGCAGTTGCTCATTTTGCGACTCCCATCATTTCGTGTAATACTGTGAGAGTAGATCCCACAAATCCACTCCAACCGCTTCACCATAAGTCCACATTCCGGTTTTTGGAGGATGGTAATGCACGTGTTTTTGGATCTTTCCGTCGTCGATCATCTCCGCGTACAAATGTTACACCATCTCTCCTTGCACCAATCTTAGAGAAGCGCGGTTTTGTGCAGAAGCACGGTCCTCCACCCATGAAAGGATATGCCCCATGGCGCTTTGCTGTTAAGCCTTCTGTTTCTCATAAGAGTTTGTTGGAACCCGATATATTGAGACAGGCAGGGGATGGTTATTTACACGATCTGGTTACAAAAATTCCGGAACATATGTTGAAAGAACTCGTTATTTTGAATGATGAAGAAGCTTTGAATGGTGTTCCAGGTGTGCGTTATCTAGAGAAGATGAACCGGAATTCCAGTGCAGGTTATCCCTTTTGTCGCTCAAAGAAATTCTTTTTACTTGACGTAGAGGACCATGATGGTTATACCGACTGTAAAGACTTTACACCTGAAGTCTGGGCTGAAGTGAATGAGTACATTGAAGCTTATAAGGATTCGAGAGTTTCACATCCGATTTTTGTGGGGCAGTTGAAGGATGAGGCGTTACCCCAAAGAAAGATTATTATGGGAAAGACTCGGGTCTTTTTGATTGCGCCCGCCGCATGGACCCTTGTAGTGCGTAAATACCTACTCACTTTTGTGCGTGTTTTCCAGAAGAATCGTTTTGTGACGGAAGGAATGCCTGGTTTACCTGCACAATGTAGTGCGTGGGGTGATGTTTTCCATTATCTCACGAAGTACGGGAAGGAGCGCATGATTGCTGGAGACTTTCGAGAGTATGATAAGGTTTTAGAATCCACGATGAGTCTGGAATGTTGGAGGGTGATACGTGAGTTTTTGAAGCATGCAGGATGGTCAGACGAAGATCTTTCCGTGATACAGGCTATCGGTGAAGATATAGCTTATCCCATGTGTGTTATGGATGGGGATCTTGTCGAATTTGATGGAACCAACCCTTCTGGACAACCCTTGACAGTTATTTTGAATTGTATTGCCAACTCAATTTACATGCGCTATACTTATATTAAGTTGAATCCAGAACATGAATGTTTGTCATTCCAAGAGAAGGTTGCGCTTGCGACATATGGGGATGATAATGCAGCTGGGGTGAGTGTAAGTGCTCCCTGGTTCAATCATACTGAAATACAAAGAGAATTATTGAAGATTGGAATAGAATACACAATGGCTGATAAATCTGATGGTTCCATACCATACATTAACATTGAACAGGTTGACTTCCTGAAAAGGAAGTGGATGTATGATGCATCTGTACCTGGTTGGATGGCTCCTCTCTGTGAGGATAGTATCCAAAAGATGTTGATGATTGGTGTCGCTAGTAAAACAGTGTCTCCAGAGTATCAGATGATCGCTTGTGTAGGTACGGCTGTATTCGAATACTTCTTTTATGGAAAGGAACGTTTTGAGAAGGAGCGCTCTTTCCTTATTGGAGTGGTAGAGGAAGCTGGTCTTTCAGATCATATTCAACCTCACACGTTTCCCACGTATGAGGAACTCAAGGCGCGTTGGCTTGATGCTAGCGCCTATGAGGAATACCTGAAGGAATTGGAGGATTAGATTCCTCAAGCCGGTTTGTGCCTAAAGTTCCGGTTTACCAAATACTATAGGCTGTCAAGTGTGATCTTGCATTCTCTAAGGAACGGAGATTGTATTGCTGCTTGATAAAGACTTACCTGTGGCGTTCCCCAAAATCCCTATTTAGGGATGGACTTAGGTTAGTGTCCAAACTTTACCCCTGAGAAGGTATCTCTGTGCTGATTAAGGTCACTCAGTACAGTATCAACGATCTGCGAATACAAATATCAATGGTTTATCTCAAACCCAAAAAGAGAACTTGTGTGGAATGGTGTTTCCTGCCACCCACCCCGTATTGAAGAGGGAATTTGAAATACAAGGAGAGGAGCCAGTGATCTCTGGAGATTCAGAAGGGAATGTTGTTGAAGAGCAACAGGAACAATTGACCTTCGGAGACACGGAACCTGCTCTCCCAGAGACAGCTATTACAATGGGTGATCCGTCACGTTTTGTACGAGATGATGATACAGCTCATTTAGGGGATTACCTGTCTCGGCCAGTGCTTATAAATACATTCACCTGGAATACGGGTGCGACAGGTATGTATACCAATGTGTTTAAGCCTTGGTTTTCCTTTTTCACCGATGGGCACATACAAGCTAAAGTGAATAACTTTGCTCGTTTGCAATGTGACCTAAAACTCAAATTTCTGGTCAACGCATCACCATTTTATTATGGTCTGCTAAAGGTGAATTATGATCCTCTTAACTCTTTGAGGAACAAATATGGGACGATGATGACGATGTCGCAAACTCCTGGACCCTATATTGCTCCACAGGAAATGTCCTCGGTAGAGATGACTTTGCCATATCTCTGGCCACGTGACTACTTGGATGTTTGTTCAGCTTCTGATTTTGATGGGATGGGTAATATTTCCTATTCGATTTTTACACCATTGGCGAGTGCAAATGGGGTGACCGCAGCTGCCATCACTGTCTCATGTTATGCATGGGCTGAGAATGTTCATTTGAGTGCACCAACGTCGGTCTCCTCACTCCAAGCTCCTGGGCCTATATCGAGAGTTTCTCAAACAGTTTCAAAAGTGGCTCGCACGTTGAGTGTTATACCACCGATTTCTGCGGTAGGTTCGATGGTGTCAAAGGGAGCTGATCTTGTTACGGATTTGGCAACGGCTTTGGGTTTTTCCAATAGTCCGAATTTATCTGATGTAAGTGGTGTTCAGTTGAAAACTTTCCACGCATTTGCAAATACAGAACAGAAGATGCCACTCGACAAATTGTCGCTTGATCCAAGTAATGAATTGGAATTGGATCCTCGCTCTGTGGGGTTGGGAACTGAGGATGAGTTGGCAATTGCCAATTTTGTGGATCATGAGGCATTTGTTACTAGTAGGGTATGGAATAGTTCGGACGTTTCTACTGTTCATCTCATGTCACTGTTCGTCACTCCACATATTTTGCAGAAGCTTGTTGTCAATTCAGATATCACATCCTACTTTCCCACGCCAATGGGACTGGTATCGCGATTCTACAAATACTGGAGAGGATCTATGATCTATCGAATCAAGATTGTGGCTAGTCAATATCACAAGGGACGATTACAGATTAGTTGGGATCCAGAGGACGATGCTTCCACCACGAGTGATACAGAGACAACGTGTTTTACTAAGATTGTCGATCTCGATGGAGAGAAGGAGATAGAGTTTCTTGTACCCTATCGTGGGGCGCGTGCATGGGCTCAGACTGCTTACACCGATCAGACGGGACTTCCCGTAAAATTGGGTACAGGGGCTTATGAATGGACACCAAATCGCACACAACATAATGGTAGTATAACCATTCATGTCCAAAATCAGTTATCTGGTCCAGTGTCCCCAGCACAAGTATCAGTCTTAGTTTTTGCAAGACCAGGACCCGATTTTGAAGTATCCCAACCTGTGGATAATGTGCGCAGGTATACAGTACTCCCTGGAAATCCGGATGAACTTCAAGGTCCAGAACCGATTGATGGTAAATCTGTAGTTGAAGATGATGTGCAAAAGTTTACAGTGGGTGAGAAGACAGTTAGTCTTAGACAACTATTACATCGCACAATCTTGTATGGTATTTTTCCACGGGAAGTTTCACACACTGCTGTGGGTGGTTTGCCTGCAACACCTACAACAAAAGCTTTGTGGATGACCCAAAGTGCTTTTCCTAAGCTTCCCCAAAGCTATGGATTTGACGACACACTGGGTATGCACTATTCACACTATTTTGGAACGACAGCAGTCTCACAACATGGCAACTTTGTTTTAGAGACACATTTGGATACGTTTGCCAATTGTTTTGCCGGATACCGCGGATCAGTAAATTGGCATATGAATCCTATTCTCTCCGATGCGAATGATATCCCGAATATGTCGCTTTCGAGATACAATGGTGGTACGATCCTGAATTTTGTGAATAGTAATGAACCTGAAACTGCACGAGTGACCCGCAACATACTCCAGGTTTGGAGTCAGTGGGTACAAGCTTCCAACGTAGCATCAGATTTCACAGACAATACAGCTTCGACTGCTGGTCGAATGTATAACCGTGATACTGGTACTATAGGGACATCAATTACAAATACGCGAATTGCACCACAAATTGGAATCAATCTACCACAGTACAGTAGTTTGAGATTTTTGCCTGCGTTTTATACGCAACGCGATCTACTCCCTGGTAACGATCGATATTATGACGGATTTAAAGTATCGTGTGTGCAAGATTCCACAATAACAGATAATAAGTATTATGAGCTATATGTCTCTGGGGGGGTTGATTTCAATCTCTTCTACTTTGTCTGTTGTCCGCCACTATATGCATATAATATGCCAAGATGGTCGGAAAGTTAGTCCGCTTTAGGACACTTTGATGAGGAAATTTATCATTTTCTCATGGTGTGTGACACCACTCCTTAGGGAGTATGATAACGTACATTTGCGTCCGTTGATATTATATATTTACATGTATTTTTAGTCGACCGATGAGAGATGGAGGTAACTGGGTAGTGGTTACCGGTCCATATGGATCTTACCCTGAAGATAGAC